GGTTGATCCCTCGCAGCTGCTGCCTACACAGGCAACCACTTGCCGGCTAGCCGGCGTCCACTCCCTACATGCCCAATTGACTTGGAGCACCGCGGATTTTAAGCCGCCTCACCCTCTCTTTCGGACCTTGAGAAGGTCCCCCTACCCTGTCAAGGGTGGCCGCGCACACCCGCAAACGCAGGTGGCCCTCCACGGGCAGAACGCGATCTCTTGCGGAGGAGAGATCCTCAATGGTCGCCCTTATCAGGGAAGAGGTCCGTAAGGACCGTCCGTCGACACACGACACAAACGCGCAACCATTCAGCTAAACCAACAGCTGGAAGGATCGCAAACGAGAAGAACCCCGTCTTCCTCCTCACAAACGGTGACAGGACTGCAGGACAGTCGAGACTCCGCTAGAACGACCTCGCCACGCGGACGAGGAACAACAGCCGGGCACCGAACACCGAACGAAAGTTCGCCGCCGGTCCAACCTCTAGCACGGGCCTGTAAAAGCGCCCGAGGAGGTTTTGTAATACAACGCTTGAAAGCATTGTAAGACAAAGGTTGTCGTTCGGTCTGAAAAGACCGACCGTTCTCCCACAAGTCCATCAGGACTTCCAACCTCTCTACTGACGTAGATTCAAGCGAAAGCTTGTACCTATCGTCATCGAGCCCGGTGTTATGCGGCAGGACCGCATAACCACGACGTCTGAGACGTCGCTCGTACTTGAACGAAGCAAGTACACCGAGATCGAACCCGAGGTGACTCGGGAGTAGAACCCACCTCGAGCGAGACTTCGCCTGGACGAAGGCCTGCTCCCACAACGGACCGGCTGCCCGACAAACAGCAGCCTGGTGAATATGACCCTGGAGGTCACGTTCACCACCACCCCTCCTGAGGTGTCTAACCTCCTTCCATCTCCCTCTTGAATCCTTTAGGAAACAAGTGGAATTGATCTCCGCGACCGTCCGAAAACGGCCGGTCTTGGTTTCATTGATGATCGCCCAGTCAGGGTAATCAGCATTGAGAACGGGAGCGGAACTGCTAATAAGGCAGTCGTCCCCGTTGATCAAAATTCCTGCTTCTACGTCCCGCGTCGCCCAACGGGCGGCGATGTACGATTGCAAGCAAAGGAGAGGGAAGGAGAGATAGGTGCCCATCATCTGTCCGTGGGAGACTTGAGAGTCTCCGACGAACGGACGAAGGGAATCCACAGCGTCCTGGCGCACAGAACCAGGAACCTTCGAACAGTTCGCCAGGAGCGAACTAAGGATGGTATCGGCAACGTCTAACCTAAGGTTATCCGAAGCTCCTACCAAATCAATCGAAGTCTGCCAATCAAAACGGCAAGTTCGAGTGATTCTGGAAGCTGTAGGCGGGCCTACAAGCAACCAGTCCTTCCTCCCCAAGTACGAGTAAAGGCACTCGTGCAAGGGTCCCAGGGTATCCCAACGGTAAGTCGGAATACCCATAGGCCTCAACTTCCCAGCGGAAGGCACCTCCTTATAACGGAGACGCCAACCGCCAACCCCCTTGGGAAGGGGACCACCAGCCTGAACCCGGGCCTGGAAACTCTTGTAGGAGAGACCAGACCAAAATTCAGACGAGAAGCCGCGATCGTAACGGGACGATCGTTTGGGAAAGAAGGAATGGCAAAAAGAGCCATAACTCCGATCCCAGCCAAGGGGGCAGGCCTCCCGAACAATCTTACGTGCAAACGCAAGATATTCGGAGGAAGAGGAGGAGGGTGAAGGATCGCAGGCCCTGGCAAACCAGGACTCGCGGACGGAGGGGGGGGAGTGAAGGGAGCAGACGCTGGAAGGAAGACCCTTCTTGATGGAACTGACACTGTGTGCCAGCTCCCAGCGCTGCCTTCTGCCCAGGCGTAGGAGAAGAGGGAAGCCCTCTTCGTCCCAGCCGCGCTGGACGCGGGGGAAAGGAACGGAGACCCGGCCGGACCGGGGGGAGAGAAGGAAGAGGAGATACTTGCCAAGAGAGGCAGGTTTGAGGTCCGGTAACTCGCCTTTCCCTAGGGAAAAGCGCATCCGAACAAGCCTCAATCCTGACCTAACGGTCTCCTCAGTACGTGCCGCGAGAGAGCGACAAGTACAGCGAACCTTACAACCGCTGGCGGTTTCACGTAAGGCAAGCCGCGATGAACACAAGTTCGTCGTCATACTCTAAAAGAAAGGAGTATGAGCGGGATCGTATAAACG